TTATATGAAGGTTTTTTTTATTATTGCTTGGAACTGTAAATCTTCTACGGAACAATCAAATGTTAAATTTTCTTTTGTTACGCGAATGTTATTGTTTGGGATGCGAGACACATTTCGAATACTAAGTTTTCCATCAATGCTTAAAAGCCATTGCCCATCAACAATTTCATTGAATGACAAGTCAGCAATATACAAGATTTTATCTACCTCCAAGATAATTGGTGAGATTATGTCTTGTGGTAATATAGTTTTATCGAAATAAACTGTACCAGCATCGAGTAAGTTTCCATCAGTTACTATTTGTTTTTTTATCCTCAAAATATCTGATTTTTCGATATCGAATATTGGGCCTGTTCCTTCTACTAGCCAAGTTAATGATGCGCCCGTTTGCAGAGCGCATGTAATCACCCAGTCAGACGGGAAAATGTCTCTCATGTATCTCGTTGCTAGCGTACTTTTGGACACTCCAAGGTGATCGGCTAACGCTTGTCTTGTTTGGAAGCCATACGCCTCTACCAACCTTTCTATGGCTTTTCGCCCACCATTATTAAAATCCATTGATTCCTCTTGGAGTCTATTTCTCTTGACTGATTCCAAAAGCGATCGTAATCTCGATCTGTAAGTTTTCATTTGGAATCATCACTTGTTAACACTGATTAACCATGCTCACCACAAGCAGGCCAACTTGGAATCATGCATCATGAACCGACACATTTCAATCTCAATCGCAACTCCACATGTGACTATTGAACGTTATAGCGAACTTACAGGCCTATCCGTAGAAACCATAAATGACATGCTGGCCGATGGTCGTCTTGTACGTCACCGCCTACGTAAAGACAAAAAGCGTGAAAAAGTAATGATTAACATCGCTGCGATGACAGTTGATGCGCTCTCAGATTGTAATGTACTCATCAAGTAGTTCGATTTTGAGACCGATTGAGGGCTATGACTATGTTTGATTACCAGACCTCTAAACATGCGCACTTTGATGCGGCTTGCCGTGCATTTGCGATTGAACACAATCTGGAAGATGTGGCCGCTGCCATTGGTATGAGGCCGCAGATCCTGCGCAACAAGTTGAACCCAGCACAGCCGCACCGTTTAACCTGTGACGAGCTATTAGCTATTACGGATTACACCGAAGATGCGCGCTTACTGGATGGGATGCTGGGGCAGATTAACTGCCTTCCATCCGTACCGGTGAACAATGCCACAGAAGGCAACATGCAGCTGTGTGCACTGAGTGCCACAGCCAGTGTGGGCGCAATTGCTGGGGAAGCTGTATCTACTGGTCAAATGACCGCCGCCCGCCGCACACAAATTCTGGATCGCGCTCGCGATGCAATCCGTAGCTTATCCGTGCTGGCTTATACCGTTGAAAGTCGTATCCAGTCTGCGCCTGTTCTGGCCGCAGCAGTGGATCTGGTGACGGCTAACGCCACCGGCTTGATGTGAGGGAGCGCCATGAAAGCGTTTGTTACTTACCTGAAAAAAGAATCACCAGCTATGCAGTTGCCGAGCGGTTCCACTGGCTGGATTGAACTGCCAAATGGTCAGCGCTGGAATCCTGGCCATATGTACAAATTCAATGGTCATCAACCGTGCCGTCCCTGGTGGCGTCGCCTGATGGGGTTATAGGGGGTTGTTATGCCAATTAGTCAGGAACAGCAACAGCGCGGACTGGAGCAGCTTAAAAAGATTCGCCGCAAATACTTCAGTGAAAGCAGCGAGGCCGCTGAATGGTGGGACAACCTGACACCGGAGTGGCGAGGCGTGGTGCTTCATGCCGCTGCGGTTACTTCTGGCGCCAGGGTATTTATAGCCCACTTAAGCAAGTGCTGCTGGCGTGAGCTTTATGAACGCTTGGGCTATCGGGACATGATTCTGCTGCGCCAGGGCATTTCACGGGCGCGGTTAACGTTTGAAGGTTTCGGCAGTTTACGTGACAGCGATTTTTCGAAGCGCACCGCGAACCGTCCGATCAAGAAGGTACATCCAATTTATAGCAGTAGCGGGGTGCAGATGGTAGTCGCGCCTCATATCGTCCAAAAGTTGCAGCAGCAGGGGAATCACTAATGACCATTATTTCCGTCGAGGGTAAATCGTTGGGGGCAGAGTTGGCTGCGTGGGGAGTTCCGCATAACTACGCCTTAGCATTTGCAGAGAAGAGCACCAGTAAAAATGGTCGCATTGCGTTGCATCCATTCTTCTTTAATGACACTGAGCACATGACTAATCCGCGTCACTGGCTGGCAGTCAATGCCGCTTTCTGGTGCTGCGTGTACCGCGAGGCCGAAAGCAAAGAAGCACAGATTGAAGCGCTGGCCGGAATCCGCGCAATTTTCTACACGGCCGGTGCGTTGGGTGTTGGCGAAATTAAAGCACTGATCCAGGCGTGGTGGCGGACAACTTACGAGCTGCACCTTATTCCAGCACCGAACCATTCCGCCGTCACTGTACAACCCGCTTTTCACTAATTAACAACCTGAATTTTTTGGCCACAGCTTAGGTGGTCGGGGATTCTTTTGCCTTAAGGAAACCAAAATGCATATGACACGTCAGGATCTACCCGCAACAAAATCAGGCACCGACCTGCTGGCCATGCTCACTAAAGCTACGCAGGAAGGTAAAGCCGCCGCTGCTGATCTGTGTTCCACCCGTCTGGATAAGCTGGCCACCCATGCAGCCAATGAAGGATTAAGCGCAACGGAAATCGTTGAGTTAATCCGCGAAGAAGCTGCTGCGATTTGCAGCAAAGGGGGGGCCGCATGGCAGTAAAAATTCATACGGTAAAAATCGCGCCCAAGTACCTTAACGCAGTAATCGCTGGCCAGAAAAAAGCAGAACTGCGTAAGAATGATCGTGGGTATAAAACCGGTGATGTTCTTTCGCTGTGTGAGTGGAAGCACGGGAAATACACAGGGCGAGAGTGGGCGGCGGTTATTACCCATGTTTTGCCGGTGAATGAAATCATTGCCAATACGGATAACTGGGTAGTGTTGTCTGTTCGGCCATTGTCACCCCTTGAAGTGCTGGAATACATCATTTCTAACGGTGTATCAGAATTGCTTTTAAGTGGGGTTGAATATGGCCGTTAAAACTCCGCTTAAGTGGGTGGGTAGCAAAGCCCGCCTTATGCCACAGTTGCTTCCCCATCTGCCGGAGGGTAAGCGCCTGATAGAACCTTTTGCCGGTTCCTGTGCTGTCATGATGAATACGGATTATGACGAGTACCTGATCGCTGATGTGAATCCTGATCTGGTAAACCTGTATAAGACGATGGCTTATCACACCGACGCGTTGCTTATTGAACTGGAGGCTTTATTTTCTGCCGGTTCAGTAGGCGATGAAGAAAACCGGGCAATTTTCTATTACGCGGTACGTGATGCCTTCAACCAGTCCGGCAAATCCTTTGGTTCTGAATCTGTGGAAGCTGCGGCGCGTTTTCTTTATCTGAACCGTCACTGCTTCAATGGCCTGTGCCGATACAATCGCCGTGGCCAGTTCAATGTTCCGTTTGGTAAGTACAAAAAAACCTACTTTCCTGCTGATGAAATCCGCGCTTTTGCTGAAAAAGCGAAACGTGCAAGGTTCATTACTGCCCACTATTCAGAAACGCTTGATTTGGTAAGGGACGGGCATGACGTTGTTTATTGTGATCCGCCTTACCTGACTGATACCGACAATTTCACCGCTTACCATGAGCGCGGTTTTTCGCACATGGATCAGGGACGGCTGGCGCGTAAGCTGCGTCGCCTGGCTGAGCGTGAGATTAAGGTTGTCGCGTCAAACAGCGATCTGGAAATGGTGCATTACCTGTATTCAGGATTCGAAGCGGTTCGGGTCAATGCGCCACGCAGTGTGGGTGCAGCAGCTGCAAGCCAGAAAGTGGCCGCAGAGCTGATTCTGAAGTCACCTGCTAACCCAGCGATCGACGTTCGGGCGGTGAGGGCATGATGACGGAAATTATCACCGGCATTTATGCCTTGTTTGCCTGTATTACTTTCACCTTTCTCTTATGGGACGAAGGCCAGGACGAATTTGATCACGATGCTGAGGACTTAGGGTTAATCACTCTGAGTGCGGTTTTCTGGCTACCACTGGTAGCGGCTGTACTTGTGGCTTTCCTGATTGATTTCTGGCGTAAGTGGGTTAACCGTGGTTGATATGCTGGAGCCTGGCCAACACCACGCCGTCAATGCCTGGCGGCGTGAAACCTTTGCGCCTGGTACCCCGTCAGATGCAACGATCACAGAACGCCGTTTGTGGGCTGTAAACCCACAGGATTATGAATGGCGATCCCAGTACCTGCATGAAATACCCGACTGGTTAGCCGGGTATTTTGGCAACCGTTACGAAAAGCTGCTGGCTGGTTGTGACGGGCGTCGCCGTGCCAATACGTTCCTGCGCAAAACTATCGGCGGGAATGTATTGCCACGTCTGCGCAAAGTGGCTGCACGTTACAAACTGGCCGCTGATGCACTTGATCTTCCTTTCGGTAAGTCGCTGGAGCGACTGCCGTCACTTGACCGCCCGGAACTCAAAAAACTGGCTGGCCAGATATCTGGCTGGATCTCCCAGTCACTGTATGACTTTACCGATCAGTTTGTGGGCAGCACTGACGATGCCGCAGAGCTGCGCCGCCGTACGCTGGAGTCTTACCGCCATTTATGCACGTGTTCCCTGATGCTGAACAATCAACCGCCGTACTGGGCTGAACATGAAGCTAATGGCGGGCAACTGGAAACGCGTAAGGCTGAATCCGGGATCCTCCGCATGATGGCACCTGAATGGTGGTATCTGCGTCTTAAGCGGGCGCGGGATATGCAGCGTGAGCATATGGCCATTGCCGTGGGGCAGGTACAGAAAGCGGCCAGCGCTTATGTGTCCCGTAAAACCCTGGGCGAATGGATAGACCAGAAAAAGCGGAACCTTGAGTTCTTCAAAAAGTTTGACCTGCTGAATGATGAAGGGCTGCGTATTGCACTGGACAGCATGGTGCACCGCAGTGTTGCTAATCCGGCGATCCGTCGCTGTGAGCTAATGGTAAGAATGAGAGGATTTGAAGATATGGCCAATGAAGAAGGGCTGGCCGGTGAGTTTTACACCATCACCGCGCCATCGCGATTCCATGCGGTGCACAGTAAAGGGGGCTTTGTTTCACAGTGGGATGGCTGCACCCCACAGGACACCCAGCGTTATTTATGTGGTGTATGGGCGAAAGCCCGTGCTGCTATTTCCCGTGCAGGTATCCATGTTTTTGGTTTTCGTGTGGTAGAGCCTCACCACGATGGGACACCGCACTGGCATATGCTGCTTTTTATGCGTCCTGGTGACGTGGATACCGTGCGCGATATTCTTTGCTATCACGCCAGAATTACCGATTCCGAAGAACTTCAAACGCCAAACGCGCTAAAGGCACGTTTTCATGTTGAAGCCATCGATCCCGCTAAAGGTTCGGCTACGGGTTATATCGCCAAATACATATCCAAAAACATTGATGGATTTGCGCTGGATGGTGAGCAGGACGATGAAACAGGGGAAAGTCTGCGTGATATGGCCAAATCTGTTTCTGCATGGGCTTCACGCTGGCGCATTCGTCAGTTTCAGCAGATTGGCGGTGCGCCGGTGACAGTCTGGCGCGAGCTGCGCCGCTTACGTGATGAGGTGCTGACTGATCGCAGAATGGATGCGGTACTGGCTGCTGCTGATGTTGGGGACTGGACGGCATACACCCAGGCGCAGGGTGGCGCACTGGTTGCCCGCCGAGATCTGGTTGTTCGTCTGGCTTATGAAATCACTGAGCAGGGGAATGAATACGCAGAGGACGTGCAGCGTGTTCAGGGTGTCTATTCTCCGTTGGTTCCAGATTCAGCGGTATGTACGCGCCTGGTGAAGTGGCAGAAGGTTGCGAAGTTGGCCGAAGCGCCAGCGGAGGCGGGTTTTTCTGGCGGCAACGCCGCCCCTTGGAGTTCTGTCAATAACTGTACGGAGGGTGGAACCCGCAGACGGTTAAAACTGGAATTGCGCAGCCGGGGTTTTGAAGGTTCTGACGATGAAATAGCCATTCTCATGCGGGGCAGTGGTTTGAGATTTGGCCAGGCGGCGTTGATTTACCGTAATGGCAGGTTACAGGAGACACGAAACGAACCAATGCACGAGCTGTGGCCGGGGTGGTTGTAGCCTCGTAAGTCTGTGATACATCACTGTTTGTCAACGAATAGCAACAAAAATCACTTTCACATTTTGTGCTTAAATGTATACTGTATGAATATACAGTTATTCTGTTTTTAGGAGGATGCTTGTGCAGGATTTGTTTATGGAAACTATCGCATTGCAGCGGATTGCGTTGTTTACCAGGTTGATCGCCAAAAGTAATTGCACTGGCTGTGAAAAGGACATTGCACTTGCCTGGCTAAGCGAGCTGACTTCAGATCTGGAAAGTAAACTTGATGAATATGAAAGTAAAAACCCCCGGGAAGGGGGCTTATCAGGCGGCGGGAGTCGCTTTCAGTAGGTCTAATGCCATTTGACGCTGATCGGGTGACAGTGCATTCAATATTTTCTGCACCATTGCATCACCCGTTTTCGCGCTGGGGCTGAGAGTGTGGGAGAACGTCAGATTCATCACAAACGTATGGCCACACTCCACATCTGAACAGGCGCAGTAAATATCCGCAATCTGCCGGTGCTTCCGGTTTGTTTTACGAATAACAGCCTTTGAGCCGCATTCCGGGCATTCGATTTTCAGAACTCGCATATTCCATGCTCCAGCTGTTAAATGATGCCTGGATTTTAGCCTTTTTCGCCTCATGCCGCATCCTTATCCGTTGATTCTGTGTAACTTAAATCAAAGTGAAGGTGCAGACGTTCCGGTATTTCGGGATCGTTGTTAACAGCGGTCATAAACCGGCGCTGAATGGGCGCTATCTCGCTTTTCTTGTAAATCCTTTCCGCCTTTTCAACATCCCCCAGACCGGCAGTGTTCTGCGGGACAATTCCTGCCAGCCCAGCAGGAAAGCGGTGTGCGTTGAGAATGTCCTGTGCGCTGATGTTTTTGATGTTGGCAAATTCATCTTTTGCAGAGATATCCCCCATTTCAATGAACTTGATCGCATCCCCATCCCCGCCAGGAATGTTCACCAGAATGGTGGAGAAGTTGCCGATACCTTTGCTGTCACGCAACTGCTGTTCAATTTCTTCTTCCATTTCATCCGTCATGCTGGGATCGCGTGTATAGAGAATGCCGCCAGTATGAGCGCCGTTGTGGTAGTAGCGGCGGCGGAAAATGACGGCTTCACTGTTCAGCAAGGCCGAGTGTACGCCACCGATATAGTCGGGCAGCCCGTAAATATGCTGCTGTGGGTCGTACATCTTGATAAAGATGATATCTTCTTGCGGCCATACCTGCGGTTCACCGTCCTGCAATACCACATAATCGCCGGGCTGGTCTGTGGCGTTGTCCCTGACTTTACGGCGGCGGATATACAGGCCGGGTAAAGGTTCCAGGGCAATCACATCCCCCCATCCGTTGCGGATTTTACCAATTGCGATATCACCGAAGGTTGTATAGTCGAACGCCGCGGCTTCCAGCTGGTCGTAAGTCAGGCCACCGCCCAGATAATCAGACACAATCATATTTTTCCGGGCGTGGATGATGCCGCCGTGCTGACCGTTCAGATTGATGAGCTGTGCCAGTGCCAGCCGGTCAATCGGCTGGGTAAAGTGATCGGCGGCATTGTCGTACCAGATGTCGCGGTAATCCGTGCCGGTGGTCAGGACAGGTTCCGGTTTGCCGAACGTAATGATGCTCATTTTTTTGGTCTTATCGCCGCGCGGGTTGCGCTTAACGAAGCGGTTTTTTTTACTCATGCAGCCTCTTTCCTTACACCCCAGCGGGATTTAGGTTTGTTTTCGTAGTTGAGTGGTTCGTTATGCAGGGCGTGGGTAATTGCCCAGAACGCCTCCGCGTGGCCAGTGTCCTGGCTGCGGTCAGCGACAAATGTCATGGCGTTACCGCTTTGCGTGGTGGTGCGGCGTACAGCCATAAAGCTGGCCGGGATCTCTTTCAGGTTTTTGTCCCATTCAATACGCTGGCTTTCCACCACGTCCGCCGCTTTCAGTACCAGCTGATTTTTCGTGTTCATGTCGTAACGAATGGCGACGGCCACGCGCATGGCAAAATGCTGGATGTTGTCAAAAACACCCTGGCCAATGCCGGTAACGTCCACTCCCAGATAGGTGAAGTTGTATTTTTTAAACAGCAGTTCGATCTGCCTGGCCTAATAGCGGAAGTTCATGCCCTTCCAGTTAATGACCTTCAGAACGCGGAATTTCTCTGCGGCATACATCGGCGGGGCAATAATCACAAAACACGACAAATCGCCGCTACGTGCCGGGTCAAAGCCTCCCCATACTGGCCTGTCACCAAATGGCCGCGCAGCGTCCGGGTTGTGATCCTGCCAGGTGTCCACTTCCACGCCACAGGCTTCCAGGTCTGAAAAGCTGAATACGGAATCCTTGCTGTCCACGAACACGCACATATAGAGCATGTTGAAGGTGGCGGTGTTGTAGCGGTTGCGCAGCTTCTCGATGTTGGCCAGGTTGAAGCCACCTGCAATGGCATCCTCCATCGTGATGACATAGCGCCACTGCCCATCCGGGCAAAGCCGTCCGCCGTTGCGCATTTCATCAAAGGACGGGAACTGGGCGGCCGCGCGTTTTTTGCTGCCCTGTTTCCATTCCTCACCCGTCCAGAACGGGTAAGCCTGGTGTGTTTTGGCCGATGGCGTTGAAAAGTAGGTGGTGCGCCATTTGTCATGGGTGGCCATTGCGCTGGCCACTTCGTTAAGCCTGGCGAAGTTAGGCACCCAGAAATATTCGTCACAGTACAGGTGGCCACTGTAGGACTGTGCCGTGTTTTTGTTGGTTGAGAGAAAACGCAGTTCAGCGCCGTTGCTGAGGCGGATCGGGTTGCCGGTCAGCGTGATGCCAAAATACTGCTCTGCAATGTTGACGATGTAAGACCGGAAGTATTCCGCCTGGACTTTGGAGGCTGACAGGAAGATTTGCGGATCGCCTGTCATGACCGCGTTTTCAAAGGCTTCAAATGCAAAGTACCAGGTGGCACCAATCTGGCGGCTTTTAAGGATGTTCCTGACCTGCTGGCCAATATTCCTGCGCAGGTGTTTCTGGTATTCAAAAAGATGTTCTTCCGCCCAGGAGTCAAAATCCGCCTGGGTCAGAGAAGAAATATCGTTTTTCCTGTTTTTGCGTTTGGGGCGCGGTTCATCGCTGTTGTTGTCCCGCGCAGCTGCCTGACTGTTACTCTGGCCGCTGGCCATCTTTTCTTTATGCTTATTGCTTTGAGCACGCAGCTTTGTGGCATGGGCAATCAGCATGTCCATTTCTTTCAGGTCGAGATCGGTTTTATTATCGCGGCTGGCCAGCAGCTGGTAGCGGCGTTCAATTGCCTCCTCTGTGCTTTCAAAACTGAGTAAATCCGCCCAGCTGTATTTCTCAGCCCAGTAGTAAACGATCCGCGCATTCGGCAGATTTAATTCTGATGCAATTTCTTTTGGCGTATAGCGGCGCAAATAAAGTGCGCGGACAACGCCTTTTAGTTCTTCTGAGTATTTAGCCATGCGGATAATTATGCCGTGGCTGTTATGAAAAAACGGCGGTGTTAATTCGCGTCTGTTCGGTAATACGTGATAACCGAACTGTTCAGAATAAAGCGTAATGCGGTGGTGGTTTTATTTGGCAATAATTGATTTGCAGCGTCGGTGAATAAATCAGGGGGGATATGTCGCATTTAAAAACTGACTGGCTGTGTGTTGCTACCGAAGGGGATACCGTTGATGGCAGAGATATTAAACGTCAGTGGATTATCGATATGGGGGAAACCTATGACTATAACCACTATGTCGCTCTAATCTGGCCAGAACACGAGGATGATTGCGGTAATTTTGGGGAGGTACTGGAAGCCACCTGGCATGATGGTGAGGACGGACTGGCGCGGCTTTACGTCAGCCTTTGCCCGAATATGCGTTTAATTTTCGCCAACCATGAAGATCAGCTCCTGTTCTTCTCGATTGAACCGGAAGAAAACTGGCGCGGTAGTGGGCGTACATACCTCAAGGGGCTGGCGGTAACAGATACACCCGCCAGTGTTGGCACCACACGGCTGCGCTTTAGTAGTCGGCGCAAAAAATTATCTAAGCAGGGATATTACAGTTGTGTGATTTCCCGTGATGGAAAAATTAAACAGGAAATACGAATGAAGAACTGGCAAAAATTGTTTGGTATTAAACCGAAGTTTGAAGATGAAACTCCGCCTGATGATACCGCGCAGGGTGATGATAAGTTACAGGCGCTGGCCAACGCGGTAAACGAACTGGAAGGCCGTGTGGCCAAAATTGAAAATCAGCTCAATGATGTTCAGGGTGATGTGGATACCATTGCGGAAGTGGTCGATACCGAAGAATTTGCGGCTATTCGTGATAATGCAAAAGATATCGTTAAACGTTTTAACGATCTGGGTAATAAATCCACCCGTACACCAGGGCGTAAGATTTCAGAAAAAGCGGGTAAGTTTAATTTCCTGTAATACGTTCTGACGTTAATTAGTACAAAACATTTTTATTATCGCTTAATCGCGAGGGAGTTTTATGCACCTTAATAATCGTGCACGGGATTTACTGGATAAATATTCGAGTGGTATGGCGCAGCAGTTTGGCGCACGTGATACCAGTCGTTATTTCTCCCTTAATGACCCGCAGGAAAATGCGCTGCGTCTGGCGCTGCTGGAGTCCGTGGAGTTCCTGAACATGATCACCTGTCTGGATGTTGACCAGCTGAGTGGCCAGGTGATTTCTGTCGGTTCCTCCGTGCTGCATACCGGCCGCAGTGAAAATGGCCGCTTTGTTCGTCAGGTTGGCGTGGACGGCAATGACTATTCACTGGTTGAAACGGACAGCTGCGCCGCACTGCGCTGGGATCTGCTTTCGGTCTGGGCCAATGCCGGTAAGGACGAAAACGAGTTTTACAACCTGGTCCAGGCGTTTACCACACAGGCGTTTGCACTGGATATGCTGCGTATTGGTTTTAACGGTAAGAGCCGTGCCAAAACGACGAATCCAACGGATAACCCGAACGGCGAAGATGTCAATATCGGCTGGCATGAGCGTATGAAAACGCTGCTGGGTGGTAATCAGATTATGACCGATCCGGTCGTGCTGGATGAGGCCGGGGATTACAAGTCACTGGATGCAATGGCTTCAGACCTGATTAACGCCAAGATTCCGGCACAGTTCCGCAATGACCCGCGTCTGGTGGTTCTGGTCGGTGCCGATCTGGTCGCTGCTGAACAATACCGACTGTATCAGGCCGCAGACCGCCCGACTGAGAAAATCGCGGCGCAGATGCTGGGCAGCACTATTGCCGGCCGTCCTGCTGTTATCCCGCCGTTTATGCCGGGTAAACGTATGGTCGTTACGCCGCTTTCTAATTTGCATATCTACACCCAGCGCAACACCCGTATGCGTAAGGCGGAATTTGTTGAAGACCGTAAGCAGTTCGAAAACAAATACCTGCGTAATGAAGGCTATGCGGTTGAAGTGCCGGAGCTGTATGCGGCCATTGATGAATCTGCCGTGACCATCGGCAAGGTTTCCGAACCAGCAGAGGGCTGATAAATGGCACTTTCTCCCGCGCAGCGTCACAGCCAGCGCATTGCGATGGAACAAAAGCTGAAACGCAGTCAGGCACTGGAAACCACGGAAAGCATGCACCTGCTGATTAAGGCGCTGGAAGCGGATGTGGAACATGCCCGTAACCTGCCGACAATCGCGGATCGCGTTGAGTTTAAGCGGGATGTGTTGCTGCCGCGCTGGACACCGACTGTGGAAGCGTATCTGGAAAGCGGGCAGGTGTACGCCAACCCGGTATTTGCCTGGTGTGTTATCTGGCTGTTTGACGTGGGTGATCTGGATAAGGCGCTGGACTGGGCTGACATTGCAATCAGCCAGCAGCAGGCAACCCCGGACCGGTTGCGCAGTAATTTTCCCACGTTCGTGGCCGATACGATGCTGGCCTGGGCGCAGGAAACATCAGGGCGGGGGGAAAGTGTTGAGCCATATTTTTCCCGCACATTTGAGCGTGTCGCCAGTACCTGGCGGCTGCATGAACAGGTCACGGCCAAGTGGTTCAAGTTTGCCGGGCTGGAGCTGCTGCGCGGCGAAGATGGCCAGACAACGGCCGCGAGTGTGGACAACATTGAAACGCTGGAGAAAGCCGATCAACTGCTGGCCACCGCAGAAAAATACTATTTAAAAATCGGCGTCAGAACGGCACGGCAGACGATTGCCGCCCGTATCCGAAAACTGACGCAGGGGTAAAGACTACCGCAAGCCAGGCGGACGCGGTGGAGGGCAGAACACTCCGTGTGTCACTGTGCCGTGGAAACCGGTCAGTCCGCCTTTTTCGGGGGAATTATGTTTAGCGGAAAACCGCTGGATTATCAGGATGAACCGCTGACGAATAACGGGTTCTGGCCGGATCTGAATCTGAAGGACTTTCAGGCGCAGCGGTCACTGCCAGCCGATATTGACGCGGACACCATCAGTCAGGCGCTGCTGGCCGCTGTTGCAGAGGTGAATGCCGAGCTGGAAAACGTGGAGGCCAGCTGGAAAGCAAAAGGCCACACGCTGGCGGCAGATGTTCCGGGTGTCAGCATGGGCGGGCTTAACAGTCTTTGCGCCCAGTACATGAAAGCGGTATTTGCCAGGGCGAAAGCGGATTTACTGGGGGAGTTTGCCACTGTCGGGCGGCGTGAAACTCATCCGGGGCAGGAGAGTATGGAAACCCGCGCCGGGTTACTGGCTGAGGCTTCAGTGGTGATCCGCCGCATGAAGGGGCTTAAACGGGCAACGGTGAAAAAAGTATGAGCCAGACACAGCTTGAGAGCCTGACCGCATTTTTTCAGCAAAACGTGCCGCCGCGCGCCATGCAGTCATTTGACAGTGTGCTGGATGAAATGAAGTTCATCCCTGCCGCGAAGGATTACGGGCTGGGGCAGTACCGTCAGGCGGTGATCCGCTATGACGCGGTAATCAGCTGGCAGCGTTTCCCGTATCGCCTGTGTCCGCCGCAGTTGCTCATGTCGCTGCTGGCCGCGTGGCTGGATGAGGCTGACAGGGAATTACTGGATGAAGTCGGCCTGACGGAAGCTGAACCGGACTGGGATGTGTCAGTGGAGGATGAGGAAACCGCCACCATTGTGCTGACGGTACCAATGGCGGAAGAACTGGTGATCAGGGAGGACGAAAACGGGGCGATCCCGTGGCAGGGGAAACGCTGGTCGCTGGTTAACCCTGAAGTCTGGATAGCGATCACCGCCAATATTTATGGCGTGGATGAAACCGGTGCGCCGGTAGGCGGTAACGAATGATTGCCGGTGGCGAGCTGAATAAAAAGCAGCTGGCAGAGTTGCGTAAATCACTGGCCAGCATGGAGCTGCCGCCCAAAAAGCGACAGCGTCTTATCTGGAGGCTGGCCAAATATGGCGTGATTGCCGCCGCAAAACGGCATGTTCGCAATCAGGAAGCACCGGATGGCCAGAAATGGCCGGGGCGTAAAACGAAGCGCAAAGGGAAGATGCTGCGGAACCTGCCAAAACTGCTGCATATCCGTGAAATGCCAGAGATTCAGGCGGTACGGATTTATTTGCAGGGTGGTGGCTACCGGAACGGGGAAACGCCGGTACCGGCCGGGACAGTCGGATATGCGCAACAAAACGGGATGCGCGTCAGTGTCAACCGTCGCAGCCAGCCACGGAAGGCGGAGGCCGGAAAAATGGCCACGCCAGCCCAGGCCAAAAAACTGCGGGCGCTGGGGTACCGGGTACGCACCGGTAAACGCTGGAAAAAGCCCACGCTGGGCGAGTTAACCCAAACGATGCCATACAGCCGGGCGGGGTTACTGATTCGAAAACTCAGCGGTAAAGCGGTGAAAACCAGCTGGACAGTGGATCTTCCTGCCCGTGTCTTTCTGGGCATGAGTGACGATGAATTTGATAACGCGCTGGCGCGTCAGCTTCAGGCCATCGGCTTTGGCTGGGATGTTAAGGCGCAGAATATTAAGGGGAAAGCATGACCTGGCCAAACGTGACCGTGAACCAGGTAAACCAGCTGCTGGGTGAAACCAATGAAGTGGAGCGCACGCTGCTGTTTATCGGTACGGGTACCAAAAATGTGGGGAAAACGCTGGCGGTGAATGCCCAGAGTGACTTTGATGCACTGCTGGGAGAGGGGGAAAGCCCGCTGAAAAACGATGTTCTGGCGGCACTGGCAAACGCCGGTCAGAACTGGTGGGCATTTATGCATGTGCTGCCCGCAGATGCTGAGGACGATGCCTGGGTAAAAGCAGTACTGGCCGCACAGGTGGTGTGTTCGGTGGAAGGGGTGGTGCTGTCCAGTGATGTGGCGGCAAAAGCCCAGGTGAATCAGGCGGCGACGTTACGATCCACGCTGATTTCTAAATATGGGCGCTGGGTGTGGTTCATCCTGGCCGTGCAGGGAATGCAGGAAGAAGAAGCCCAGGCGGATTACCTGACCCGTGTGTCTGCCATTCAGGACGGTATTGCAGAGAAGGCCGTGCAGCTGGTCCCGCGTCTGTGGGGAAATGAGCCGGGTGTGCTGGCTGGCCGTCTGTGCAGTCGTGCTGTGACTATCGCAGACAGTCCTGCCCGTGTGAAAACCGGGGCGCTGCTGAATCTGGGCAGTGATGAAATGCCGGTTGATGGTACCGGGGCGGTACTGGAGCTGGCCACGCTTCAGGCACTGGAAGCCCAGCGCTTTAGTGTGCCGATGTGGTACCCGGACTATGACGGTTTTTACTGGGCTGACGGGCGGACGCTGGATGTGGAAGGCGGCGATTACCAGTCGATTGAAACCCTGCGTGTTGCCGATAAAGCGGCGCGTCGTGTACGTCTGCTGGCTATCAGCAAAATTGCGGATCGTTCACTGAACAGCACACCGGGCAGCATTGCTGCACACCAGACGCTGTTTGCACGTCCGCTGCGTGAAATGTCCACAGCGGCCAGTATCAATGGTGTGTCATTTCCGGGGGAAGTGAAGCCGCCGCAGGAAGGTGATGTGACCATTGTCTGGAAGAACAAAAAGACGGTGGATATTTATCTGGTGGTACGTACCTGGGAAGTTCCGATGCAAATCACCATCAGTCTGTTACTGGATGCCAGTCTGGAGGGCGCTGCATGAGTAAACGTATTTCGGGTATGTCGTTTGATACCTATCTTGACGGCGATCTGATCCACATCGAGAAAATCACACTCGATATCACGGATAACAGCGCCGCCGCCCAGACCCGAGGTGTGCCGGATGGCCATGTTGATGGCGATGTGGCCGCAGAGGGAGAAATTGAAGTCAGTTCCAAAGTGCTGGGCGTACTGACGGCCAAAGCCCGCGCCGCAGGTTCGTGGCGTGGTATTCCGCCGCTGGATTTTCTTTTCTATGCCAAAGCGGGCAGCGAAGAAATGAAAGTGGAATCGTTCGGCAACAAACTCCAGCTGAGTAATCTGCTGGATATCGATCCAAAGGGCGGCGGTGTGGCGACCCACAAAATCAAATATTTTGTGACCAGTCCCAAGTTCGTGAACATCAACGGTGTGCCGTATCTGGAAGCGGAAGCCACGGAAAACCTGATCGGATAGGGGGCAGGGATGCAGGACTATGAGAAGGGATTTATTGCCCTGGCGGTGATGGGGGCGCTGATTGCGCTGGGAAAAATGTTGAGCAGTGGGGAGCCGATAACTCTGCGGCTGGTTGCGGGGCGCGTCATTGTCGGTAGCGCCCTGTCGGTTGCGGCTGGGGTGGCACTGTACTTTGTCCCGGATATTCATCCACTGGCGCTGGCCGGGATTGGTTCCGCGCTGGGTATTCTCGGTCTGAATGGCGTTGAAGCCTGGCTGCGCCGAAAGGGGATCGATTTTTTAGGTAAAGGGGGCAGCAAGTGACGTTAAGTGAAAAGCAGCAGCTGTTTACTGTCATGGTGGCCAATCTGATCCACTGGGCGGAAGAACGCGGCTACCGGCTGACGTTTGGTGAAGCGTACCGCACCCCGGAACAGGCGGCGCTGAACGCGAAGAAGGGCAGAGGTATTTCGAACAGTCTGCACACCCAGCGTCTGGCCGTGGATTTTAACCTGTTTGTTAATGGTCAGTATCAGACCCGTACAGAGGACTATCTGCCGCTGGGTGAATACTGGGAATCACTGGGCGGAAGCTGGGGCGGGCGTTTCAAATCCAGACCGGATGGGAATCATTTCAGCCTGGAACATAACGGGGTGCGCTGATGAGTCACGCGCAGTGGCTGGTTGTGGTGGCGCTGGCGTTTGTCTGGGGCTGGCTGACCGCTGACTGGCGGCGCGACAGTCTGGAGCTGGCAATCAACACGGCGGCGCAGGTGGCAGGTAATGAATCGCGAAAGGTGATGCAGGGCATTGCCAGTGATTCCGCCAGGGCGCTGGAAGATAAACTGGAGGCGCTAAGAAATGCGCAACCGCGAGAGATCCGCACGGAAGTGCTTAAGCCGGTTTTTACTAACAGGTGCCTGTCTGATGAGTTTGTCAGCATGTACAACAGCGCCGTCGCCGGTACCGAACGTGCGTTATCAGGAAAACCTGAAAACACGATGCGCCACGCAGCTGCCGCGCCTGAACGGGGCAACAGGTAAAGATGCAGCGGAACTGCTGACTGTTTACCTTGAAATATATGGTCAGTGTGCGGCGCGTCATAATCAGTTAGTTGATGAAATTAATTTAAGAGAGCGTGTTATTTATGGAACAAATTAAACTGAGTGTTTGTGGTGCAGATATTGTTTTTGAACCTAATCAGACGGCTTACAATAAACTGATTAATGAAATGGCAATGGATAATAAAGTTGCGCCTGCAAATAATTATCTGATGCGTATTGTTACCCCGGAAACGAAAGAAGCACTGATTGACGTATTAAAACGTCCGGGGGCAGCGTTGCAACTGGTCAGTAAGGTTAATGATATTTACGCGCCGGAACTGGAGATTGAAGTAAAAAACTGACAAAGCGAGTCCATGATATTGAACGAAATGGACTCGAACAGTATTTAATTCTTCGCCGTCATTATTTACCACATGGTCAGGATTCCGTTGACGATATTGCCGCCGCTATATGGCTGGATAACCGTCACTGGGAATATACGGGAATAGCCGTGGCTAATGGCGTGGCTAAAGCATTTAAAGGCACTGAATGAAACAGTTAGATTTTACATTAAGCCTTATTGATAAATTGTCCCGCCCGTTAAAACAGGCGCAGGGCAACGTAACGGGCTTTGCTGAAAAATCAAAAGAAGCCTTTATGCAGATTGGCGGCGGTGTTCTGGCGCTGGCGGGTACAGGGATGGCCATTAAAGGTGCACTGATGCCCGCCATTGAAATGTATGACGCGCTGAATGATGCGGCCGCAAAAGGGATCGATGATTCTGCGCTTAAGGCCGTTCAGCGTGATGCGCTGCGCTTCAGTACAACCTACGGCGCCAGTGCGGTGGAGTTCGTCCAGTCCACGGAAAGTATAAACGCCTCCATTGCCGGGCTGACCGGGAATGAGCTGCCGAAAGTGACGAAAGTCGCTAATACCCTGGCGTTTGCGCTCAAATCCACCGCAGCGGAAACCGCTGAGTTTATGGGGCAGATGTTCGGTAACTTCTCCGCCGATGCCAACCGGCTGGGAAAGGTTGAGTTTGCTGAACAGCTGGCCGGAAAAATGGTGTACATGCGCAAAACCTTTGGCACGGAAATGGCCGCTATCAAGGATTTGATGGAAGGGGCGCGCGGCGTGGGTACCAACTACGGCGTGGGGATGGATGAACAGCTTGCCGTGCTGGGACAGCTTCAGCGGACACTGGGCACGGAAGCCAGCAGCGCTTATGAAGGCTTTATGACCGGAGCCATTGAGGGCGGTAAAAAGCTGGGGCTGTCCTTCACGGATTCCACCGGCAAAATGCTGTCCATGCCTGAAATGCTGATCAAGTTACAGGGCAAGTATGGCAAAAGCCTGGAAGGGAACCTGAAAGCCCAGGCTGAACTGGATGCGGCATTTGGTGACAGTTCGGCTGTGGTGAAACACCTTTATGGCAATGTGGCGCTGCTTCAGCGCAATATCACAGAACTGGGCGGTGCTGATGGTCTGAAGCGTACCCAGGAAATGGCGCAGAAAATGGTGAAGCCGTGGGATCGGTTTGTCGCAATCCTGAAGGCTATCCAGACCGTAATCGGCCTGACGTTGATCCCGGTGCTCTATCCGGTTCTGAACCGCATGGCCGATATGGGGCAGACCTTTGCCCGCTGGATGCAGCTGTTTCCCAATATTGCGCGTGTTGTCGGGTATGCGGCAATGGCCTTACTCAGCTTTGCAGCTGTGGGGGCAGTCGCCAATATTGTGATGGGTATCTCCAGATTCATCATGATGGGGTTGCGCGGGATCTGGGTGGCGCTGACGGCCGTTACGAAAATCTACACCGCCACTGTCTGGCTGGGGAACGTTGCCGTGGTTGCCTGGAACGCCACGCTGAAATTTCTGCGCGGTACGTTGCTGGCGGTTCGTATGGCGGCAATGATGGCAGGGATTGGTATCAATCTGATGAGCTGGCCGATCCTGCTGGTGATTGGTGCCGTTGCCTCACTTGCTGCCGGTTGCTGGCTGCTGATTAAACACTGGGACACGGTAAAAAACGCGGTCATTGATACCGCTGCATTTCAGACATGCGCCAGGGTAGTGGCATGGCTTGCCGGGGTGTTTGCTTCAGCCTGGCAGTTTATCAGCGAAGGCTGGAACAGTTTTATTTCCATGCTGACAGGGTTTTCTCCTTCTCAGGCATTAAGCGGGCTGGCCACGGACATTGTGTCATTATTTGATAATGTCTGGCTGTCGGTTAAAAACGGCTTTCTGAAATCATGGAACTGGATTGTAAGTAAATTAAATAATATTCCGGGGATTGATATTGAACTGGCGGGCGCAGCTTCAGCGGGTATCGCTAAAAATGAAACAGCGGTGTACCCGGTACCAGAGTTAAAACAATCCGCAAAAGCTGAAGGCGCACTTCCTGCGGTGACGCAAAATAGTTTCACCCCAGACAGGCTTTTAACCGGAGGTGAATTAAAAGGCATTGAGAAGGGCGGAATTACCAAGACGATTAACAGTAATGCTAAGTCCTGAGAGATCCCCTCATAATTTCCCCAAAGCGTAACCATGTGTGAATAAATTTTGAGCTAGTAGGGTTGCAGCCACGAGTAAGTCTTCCCTTGTTATTGTGTAGCCAGAATGCCGCAAAACTTCCATGCCTAAGCGAACTGTTGAGAGTACGTTTCGATTTCTGACTGTGTTAGCCTGGAAGTGCTTGTCCCAACCTTGTTTCTGAGCATGAACGCCCGCAAGCCAACATGTTAGTTGAAGCATCAGGGCGATTAGCAGCATGATATCAAAACGCTCTGAGCTGCTCGTTCGGCTATGGCGTAGGCCTAGTCCGTAGGCAGGACTTTTCAAGTCTCGGAAGGTTTCTTCAATCTGCATTCGCTTCGAATAGATATTAACAAGTTGTTTGGGTGTTCGAATTTCAACAGGTAAGTTAGTTGCTAGAACCCATGGCTCCTTTGCCGACGCTGAGTAGATTTTAGGTGACGGGTGGTGACAATGAGTCCGTGTCGAGCGCTGATTTTTTCGGCCTTTAGAGCGAGATTTATACAATAGAATTTGGCATGAGATTGGATTGCTTTTAGTCAGCCTCTTATAGCCTAAAGTCTTTGAGTGACTAGATGACATATCATGTAAGTTGCTGATAGGTTTCCAGTTTTCCGCTCCTAGGTCTGCATATTGTACTTTTCCTCTTACTCGACTTAACCAGTACCAACCCAGCTTCTCAACGGATTTATACCATGGCACTTTAAAGCCAGCATCACTGACAATGAGCGGTGTGGTGTTACTCGGTAGAATGCTCGCAAGGTCGGCTAGAAATTGGTCATGAGCTTTCTTTGAACATTGCTCTGAAAGCGGGAACGCTTTCTCATAAAGAGTAACAGAACGACCGTGTAGTGCGACTGAAGCTCGCAATACCATAAGTCGTTTTTGCTCACGAATATCAGACCAGTCAACAAGTACAATGGGCATCGTATTGCCCGAACAGATAAAGCTAGCATGCCAACGGTATACAGCGAGTCGCTCTTTGTGGAGGTGACGATTACCTAACAATCGGTCGATTCGTTTGATGTTATGTTTTGTTCTCGCTTTGGTTGGCAGGTTACGGCCAAGTTCGGTAAGAGTGAGAGTTTTACAGTCAAGTAATGCGTGGCAAGCCAACGTTAAGCTGTTGAGTCGTTTTAAGTGTAATTCGGGGCAGAATTGGTAAAGAGAGTCGTGTAAAATATCGAGTTCGCACATCTTGTTGTCTGATTATTGATTTTTCGCGAAACCATTTGATCATATGACAAGATGTGTATCCACCTTAACTTAATGATTTTTACCAAAATCATTAGGGGATTCATCAGTGCTAAGTCCGTGACCGACAATAGCCGGAAAATTGACACAGTAAACATTTATCCGAAAGAAATGATTACACCCGGTCAGTTAATGGAATTTCAGGAGCTGGGCGCATGAGTGAGAGTCTTTATATTGATTTGCTTATTCAGGGCGGTGATTTTGTTCTGAATACCGGATATGAACCTGAACTGTGTAATAACCGTAAAAGTATCGGACAGGACATTATTCATTCCATTATTGAAAGCGGGCTGGCAACGGAACTGATTGCCGAACGCAGCCCAACAATGCGGGCGGATATTTTTACCCGTATGGAATTACTGATTGAAGATGATGAACGGATTATTCCGGGAACAGTGGAAATCAGTGAGGAAAGTCAGAAACGATTATGGATAACGGCCAGCACCTATGATTTTGGCGGCATTTCTGCGCAGGTGGATTTATGACAGAAAAACCGCAGGTTGATTTTGAGGAAGTGGTGAAGGCCAGCGGGATGCCGGTGACGGAATCTGAAGTGCGGGATCGCTTTAATGCGATTGCGGCTGAGGAAGGCATGATCACCAACACATCCCGCATGTCACCGTTCTGGCGGTTAGTCACGGCCATTGTGACTGCGCCGGTGATGTGGCTGAAAGAGGTTCTGGTATCCACGGTGCTGGCCAATATGTTTGTGGCCACGGCCAGCGGGAGCATGTTGCGTCTGCTGGCCTGGGCGGTGAACGTGACGGCGAAGCCCGCCAGCGCCGCGCAGGGTGTGATCCGCTTCTTTAAGGAAGATGCCAGAGCCGTTGTGACGGTGAAGGCCGGGACGGTTATCCAGACTGAACGCATCAACGGCAGGGTGTACGAACTGGCGACCACCGGCGATGTGGTGATCCCTTCCGGCACGGCCAGCGCATTGCTGCCGGTGAAAGCCACCGGAACCGGGGGAGCCTATAACCTTGCACCAGGGTATTACCGCATTTTGCCTGTGGCCGTGGATGGTATCAGTCATGTGGCCAGCGAGGAAAACTGGCTGACGGTGCCGGGTGCCGATGAAGAAAGTGATGATGAACTGCGTGAACGTTGCCGCAACCAGTTCAACCTGGTGGGCAATTACCACACGGATGCGGTTTACCGTTCAATGATTGCCGGTGTTGCCGGGCTGAGTATTGACCGGATTTTCTTTGAGCATGAAGCGCCGAGGGGAGCGGGTACCGCAAACGCCTATTTATTGTTGGATAGCGGGGTGGCTTCCGCGCCGTTTGTGAATGCGGTGAATGATTACATCAACACGCAGGGACACCACGGCCACGGCGACGATATGCAGTGTTACGCCATGCCGGAAACCCGTCACGATCTGGCCGTAACGGTGTACGTCAGAAATCTGGCCAACCTGACAGACGACGAACAGAACAGCCTGAAGGCCGGGATTGAAAACATGATCCGCTGTGCTTTCCGTGAAAACGCTGATTTTGACGTCAGAAAGACGTGGCCATATTCGCGGTTCTCGTTTTCTCAACTGGGAAGGGAGATCCACAAAACCTTTGCGCTGGCGGATTCGCTGTCCTTTTCACTGGGTGACATTACCAGTGAGCTGAATGTCCCACGTCTGAAGTCACTGGTAGTGAGTCTTGAGAATGAATGAGTTCATGAAAAAGCTGGCCGGGATGGTGCTTCCCTCCTGGATGAATCAGGGGGAGCCGAACAAGCTGCTGAAAACAGCGCGGCGATTCTGGGCGGAGGTTTACGGCTGGATAACCTGGCCACTGAACCAGTTTGATCCGCTGACCTGCACACCGGCATTACTGAATCTGCTGGCGTATGACCGGGACATAACCCGCTTTGACGGTGAGCCACTGAGCCTGTTTCGTAAGCGTGTGGCGTATGCCTTTGTTAATGCCCGTGATGCCGGTTCCGTTGAGGGGTTTATCAATATCTTTGAACGGCTGGGTATTGGATATGTGGAACTGCGGGAGCGCCAGCCAGGTATTGACTGGGATGTGATCCTGGTGCGAGTGACAGACAGCCAGATAGCGGACAACACGCAGCTGCTTATCCAGATAATCCGGCAGTACGGGCGAACATGCCGCCGCTATCAGTTTGAGGTGATCACATCGGAAAAAATGGCTATCAGAGCCGGATGGGATCAGGGGGAATACGTGGTATATCCGGCTTCGTTAGCAGGGACGGAAACCCGAAGCGCGACATTCAGCGCAGGTTTGTAAGGAGTTTTTTATGTCACAGACAGCTATCACGCTGGCGTTTGAACACTGGAAAGCGCAGCAGGGTGCGACCGGTGAGCCGGTGTTACTGGATGAATTTGTGTTTGCGAATGTGCCAGGGCTGAACCCGGATTTTCCCGTTGATCGTAGTGAAGCATTGCCGCCTGCGGAGCAGATTGTGCACCGGCAGCCTGTTACCCGCACTGGCGTGGTGAATGAAAATGGCGTGGTGTATTCCGCCGTTCTGGGCGCTGACGTGGGCGATTTCAGTTTCAACTGGATCGGTCTGCTGAATAAGGCCAGCGGCACCTTGGCCATGATTGTTCATGCGCCTGTGCAGCAAAAGCTGAAAACAGCAGAAGGTCAGCAGGGGAACGTGCTTACCCGTTCGTTTCTGATGGAGTACAACGGCGCACAGACTGAAACCGGGATTAATACACCGGCTGAAACCTGGCAGATTGATTTCACGGCGCGTATGGCCGGAATGGATGAGCGCCAGCGCCTGGAAAATACGGATATTTACGGCGCTGCGGCATTCTTTGACGATGGCTGGCTGGTTGGTAAAACGGGTAATCAGTTCTTTGTCACCAAAGGCACCGGCTATGTGGCTGGATTGCGTACGTCACTGGCTGAAAATCAGAATATCACCGTGACGACAAAGCCGGTCAAAGTCTGGCTGGATGTGTGCTGGACGGGAGCACTGACCAGTGTCTGGAATGCGCAGTGCAAAATCACGGTGGCGGAAAACCTGGCGGATTACGTGCAGAACGGTGTGCAGCATTACGTGTTTGCTGTGGCCAGCATTGATGTTAATGGCAATATCACTGATTTACGGCCAAAAGGAACGCTGAACGAACAACAGGCCAGCGATGCGCTGAAAAAGCATGAGCAGTCCCGAAATCATCCCGATGCCTCAACCAGTGAAAAAGGGTTTGTGCAGTTAAGCAGTGCAACAGACAGCGACTCCGAAAAGCTGGCCGCCACGTCAAAGGCAGTAAAAGCGGTTAATGACAACGCAGATAAGCGGCTGGCTAAAGAGCAGAACGGTGAGGATATTCCCAATAAAGATGGATTCGTACGAAATGTCGGCGCGGCGCGAGCATTTAGCGGCTCGGTAAGCATTGGCGGAGGTGGAAACTGGACGACTGCGGAGTTCATTATCTGGCTTGAAAATCAGGGTGCATTTAATCATCCGTACTGGATGTGTAAAGGTTCGTGGTCTTACGGTGATAACCGAACTATCACCGATACAGGATGCGGAAATATCCAGTTAGCCGGTGCGGTGGTTGAGGTTATGGGCGTTCGTGGTGCGATGACTATTCGCATTACGACCCCGACAACAGCAATAAGTGGACATGCCAGCGCTCAGTTTACCTACATCAACCATGGTGATGAGTATTTGCCGGGCTGGCGCAGGGATTTCAACACTGCGAATCCACCCTCTGAAGCCTATCCAGTGGGCGCTCCTGTCCCCTGGCCGTCTGATGCTGTACCCGCTGGTTACGCACTGATGCAAGGGCAGCCTTTTGATAAAACGACTTATCCCTTACTTGCAGCAGCCTATCCAGCGGGTGTTATCCCGGATATGCGCGGCCAGACGATAAAGGGAAGACCTGATGGTCGCGCAGTATTATCTCAGGAGCTTGACGGTATTAAATCACACGACCACGGCGCAACGGTCGCGGCTACCGACATTGGAAGTCGGGACACAACCGGATTTGATTACGGGACTAAAACAACGAACACCACAGGTTCGCACGCTCATAATTATACTGGCCCGACTTCAACAACCGTTAAAGATGGTGATCGAAACCAGGCATTAGCTACTGCGGGAACCATGACGACCACCCCATCTGGCGACCACGCTCACTCGGTCTTCATTGGTGCGCATACTCACTCTGTCTACATTGGCGCGCACAGCCACGGCGTGACTGTTTGGGCATCAGGCCAGGCCGAAAACACTGTAAAAAACACCGCATTTAATTATTTAGTGAGGCTTGCATAATGGCTTTTAAAATGACTAACACCAATCGCGTTATTACTATTTACAACCTGTCATCTGCCACGAATGAGTTTATCGGTAAGGGTGATGGATACATTCCGGCAAATACAGGTTTACCTGCTTACAGTACTGATATTGCACCGCCAACGGCGAAGGATGGATTCGTTGCCGTATTTAATTTTGAGTCAGGCAAATGGTCACTTGTTGAAGACCATCGCGGGACAATTGTCTACAACATCCATTCAGGGGAAGCCATCACAATTAGTCAGTTAGGTAAGTTGCCAGATGATGTGGTTTCTGTTGCGCCAGAAGGTCATTTCGTTAAGTGGAATGGGGAAAAATGGGTACATGATCCTGAAGCAGAAAAAACGGCGCAGATTACACAGGCGACACAGCAAAAAGAAAGTCTTCTGACGTTGGCTACATCAAATATTGGACCGCTGCAGGATGCTGTTGATTTGGGTATTGCGACAGAAGCGGAAACGACGCTTTTGCTGGCGTGGAAAAAATACCGGGTTCTGATCAATCGCATTAAGCCTGAAGATGCGCCAGATATTAACTGGCCGGAGGTGCCTGATGTGGCGTGAAGCGTGTCTGGCTTTTACTGACTCACTGGCTGCGCTGAATTGTTCGGTTGTTCCGGCGCATCCGTGGATAAACGGTCTGGGGCAGCAGACGGATAACGGGGCATATCTCAGCCCGGTGAATGCTGTTAGCTATCTTGCTGAAAGGCTGGCCGGAACGGGCGGGAATGCCGATGTGATGATCATGATGGTGACAGGTCAGACGCATGAGAATTTTATGACCCGCCTCAACGGTCTGGTGGATGTTTTTCCGGCACCGGCATTCACGCAGGTCAAGCGCCTGGCACAATCCGCAGCGGCGCTGACCATCGAAAAAATGCAGATCCCCGCTAAAGCCGGGGTGGGGTTGCCGGTGGCTATTCCGCTGTCTGTGCCAACCAGCAGGGCGGCATTGTCTGCGGCGGCTGTCAGCCAGGCACAAAAAGCGGCCAGTGCGGGATTCAGCCTGGACGGATTAAAGCAACAAATGGGTGAGTTCGCGCAGCTGCGCGACAGCCTGATCAGTGATGTGGCCAGCGGCCTTAATGATTTGCAGGGGAAAAGTGCCAGAGCATGGGTGTTTACCAGCACCGGCGATACGGCCACCACGCTGTTGGAACTGGTAAAGGATATCCCGCAACCGTCTGCCGTCTATACCGCGGCGGTGATGCTGGTCGGTGACAATCTGGATGGAATAAAGGGAATGATTCATGACTTCGATCCCAACACTGGCGCTTAATGGTGAGGCTATCCAGCTGAAAAACATGCGAGTGACTGTATCGCAGCAGTTTCAGGATAAAGACCAGTCCGGCCAGACTAGCGCCACAACCAAATCAGAACAGGGGGCAAAAGGGAAAGAGCTGCGTATCAGTGGCGAAATTCCGTTTAAAAGGCCGGAGATCCTGAAGCGTATTTTTGAACTGGCCAGCGCCACGGATGCCGGAGGAAATCGGCAGAAATACCGCGTGGCGCATGAAGTGGCCAGAGCAGTGAATTTTCGTGAGGCGACATTCAGCGGGATGCTTGATGCCCCGCAGCAGGACGGGAAAATGGCCTGGCTGGTTACGTTCACCCTGGCAGAACATATCAGCGTGCAGGAAAAGCGGGAAGCCAGGACAACAGGCAAAACGTCTGCCAAAAAACAGACTGCCGGTAACGCGGGACAATCTGGCGGCCAGAGTGCCGGCGAAGATGAAGAAAAACTGACGTGGTTTGAAAAACGGGTGCTGAAACCCGTCAATGATGCTTTGGGTTAATGATGAAACCAGTTAAACGCCTGTACCTTTCAACGGATGAAGTTCACCTGGCTGATGCCAGCCTGGTGCTGGAGCTGAACAGCTGCGGCCGGGGATTTATCACCGCACAGACAGCCACAGATTACACCGGGAAACTGGTGCGGCTGGATGTGGGGTATTCCGATCTGCTTTTGCGCTGGTTTACTGGTTATGTGGAACGCTCACAACCCGCCGAAAACGGCTTTCAGCGTCTGTTTGTACGCGAGCTGGTTGGCGTATTTGAAAGGATGTGGCCATGTTCATTTCAGCACCCCACTTTGCGCAAGGTAGCCAACTGGCTGGAGGAAAACAGCGGAATTGCTGTCAGTGTGCCGGATGCCCCTTACAGCGATAAACCGATCCCCCATTTTACCCATAACGGCACGGGCTATCAGTTGCTGAATAACCTGGGCAGGGCGTTCAGTATTCCGGATTACATCTGGTACCAGCTGCCGGATGGTTCCCTGTATGTGGGCGGTGCGGAAAAAGCGATGTTTGCCGGTCGCCCGGTAGATATTCCGGCAGAGTTCAGCCAGGGGGCTGCTGGCGGTAACTCTATGACGCTGCCGGTGATCCAGAGTCTGCGGCCGGGTGTGGAGCTGAACGGGGAGCGCGTGACCAAAGTTCATCTGACCAATGACACAATGGCTGTCACCTGGACACCCAGAAACCGCGCAACAGGTCAGCCATTACAGAAAACACCGGCACAGCGACAGATTGAAAGCCATTACCCGGAACTGGCTTCCGGGCTGCACCTGCCAAAGCTGGCCAGAGTGGTGGCACCCAGTGAGACTGTGAAAAGCGGTAATTTTGCCGATCCGTTCAGGCCGCGCTATGCCGTTGATGTGCAGCTGCTTGATGCAGACGGCAACCCGGATAACCAGACGCCGGTTTATTCTGCGGTGCCGCTGCCGGTACCTATGGCCGGTAATGATTCGGGTATGTTCCAGTTCCCGCCTGAAGGGACGCTGGTTGAAGTTGCGTTTACCGGAGGGCGCCCGGATAAACCGTTTATCCGGCAGACATTGCCGGATGGCACCAGTCTGCCGGATGTTAAACCCGGCGAGCAGTTGCAACAGCAGCGGGCGGAAGTGTCGCAACGAGTTACCCAGGCTGGTGACTGGGTGAGGCAGACCGATCAGACCATCAGCGAAACATCGATGGTGCGGACTGTCAAGGCCGATAAGGAACTGCGCGATCTGGTTACTCGTGAAACCACGGTTAAAGCCACCGATAAGACCACGGTGCTGGGTACCGCCACCCTGATGGCCGGAGCCATCCAGCAGGTCAGCGCCGGGGATTTTAGCCAGGCCGTGAAGGGCAACAGACTGGCCAGCATTGAAGGCAATGATGAAACCGATATTTCCGGGAAACAGTCCACTAAGGTGGCCGGAGCCGTGGATGTTGATGTGGGGGGAACCCTGACTGAAAAGATTGCCGCATTACGTAAATCGGTGGCGGCGGGCGGTCAGCAGATTATGGGACCAACCGTCCATATTGGCAGTGAGAGCGTCAACACGCTGACCATGATGCTGGACACCATTGATTTACTGGCCGAGCTGGCGCAGCAGTGTGCGAGCCATTCACACCCCAGTGTTGGTACGCCAACCAATGCCGGGGCATTCACACAGACGGCGGAGAAGGCCGGACAGACCCGAAGTAAGTACCAGAAAATAATCGCCTGACCATCCCATCAGCCCGCGCATAATGCGGGCTTTTTTGTACCCATTCCCAGACCTCACCAGACGCATTCTAAGCGCTTCTTTTATCTGACCGCGACCGCGTAACACCACAAAAGGATCTGCGCTATCACGTGACGCTGACGGCGCTACACGCTGACAAAATAAATCTTTCGCAGACAAAAACGGCACTACACCGCACCCGCCTGCAGTTTCTGGATCGATAAAATTTTTCAGTTTTCTTTTTCTACAAACCAGACCGCCGGACAGCGCCAGTTCTGGCTGATTGCGGGAAATCTCCAACTGAAAAAATTGAAAGGAATTTCAGTGATTTTCAGTAAAAAGGATCTCTAAAAAAATCGAAGGATTGTGTAAGTTACAGATAAATAATGAAAAAATAATTTTATATGATTGCTTGGATGCTAATAGCGCAGGGAATTATTTATAACGAATAGCCCGCAGTGTTAAGCTTGGGGCGGGCTAGAGTATGCATGTTGGCATTTTACCTGCTGAAAAAATGAAGAATCTAACGTCGTAAATAAAATTACTCTGTTATAGGGCAGACTATTCCTTCTTGTCTCATTTTGGCTATAAAACCAACCCCATCCCCTGTAAGGTGACTTCCATCATCTTCTAGGATACCGTCATCTCTGCCGGCACTGAGTGGAGCGCTATAAATTTCCTTATGGAACAACAGGCAAGCTCTCCCAACACCTTGCTTTTTGCATTTATCAAGGCCTAAATTCGTAATGTGATACAGTACATAAGGTGGATGTGGAAGCTCAACCTCTCTAAACACAATGCTACCCACGGTCTTGCCATCAAGACGAACTTCAATTTCAAGGCCTGAGTGATTAACTAGTTGATACTCAACACCACTTTTTGATTCGAATATAGAAGTTTCCATATCTTTTCTCCCTATATGTAAGATAAATTTATTTCTCTTCGCACTCCTGCTTAGTTTTGTTATTGATAGATATTGCTGCGCATTTATCTAGTAATAACATGCACTTATCAATATCATCTGCTTTTCTGAGTTTTACTCGCGTTACACCTTGGTTGTTGTCAAGTGTGGAACATATCATTTCAATTTCTATGTCATTTCGATTGAATAATCCCATAATAGTTTTAGCTACCTCTCTACTTTTTTCTACAATATCAAACACTAAGGATAGCTTATCTGGTGCTTTTTCAGAAAAACAAAGCACTTTGCTCAGAGGAAAATTATTATGAGAAAAGTGTCCTTTGACTTCCTCTAGAAGTTCTTGGGAGGTGTAGATGGTGATTCCTGCGAATTGTCCTAGGTGGAGAGCATTTTGTCTTGTTCTGGTCATGAAGAATCCTTGAACAAATAGTTATCGAGATTTGTTATTGATGTCGGCAGAGAAAATGTGTCGCCACTTTGCCGCCACAGGTTAGATTGAAGAGTTTTAACTATCTGATTTGTATAGGGGATGATAACAGGCAACAAAAAACCCATCAACCTTGAACCAAAACGGCGGGGTTGATGGGCTCCACAAATTGGGGACATCAAAGAAAAGCAGTGGCAATAGTTATGACTGACACCTTGAAGAAAAGTTCTGCTTACCTGCAAAAAATTTTCGTTTAAGGGTAAATTTCAGCGCTAACCAAGGCCAGGCCAGACAATGACGATGAGTGTCCCCGCTAATGTCAGCAGAACGTTGGCTATCGCGTAGGTCCCGGCATAGCCTAACGCAGGGATGTTGCTGCGTGCGGTGTCGCTGATGATTTCCATTGCCGGAGCACAGGTACGTGCGCCCATCATGGCGCCAAAGAGCAGGGCGCGGTTCATGCGCAATACGTAAGCACCAAACAAGAAACAGATAACAACCGGAACCAGGCTGACTACCAGACCGGCAATCAACATTTGACCACCGACGGCCCCCAGTCCATTACCAATGCCACTGCCTGCGCTTAAACCGACGCCAGCCATGAATACCATCAGGCCAAACTCTTTCACCATGTTCAGCGCACCCTGTGGGATGTAGCCAAACGTTGGGTGGTTGGCTCGCAGGAAGCCCAGCATGATACCGGCGAACAGCAGTCCAGCCGCATTCCCGATGCCGAAGCTGAAATTACTGAACTGGAAGGTGATCATCCCGATCATCAGACCGATGATAAAGAAGGCGCAGAAGGCCAGCAGATCGGTCACCTGACTGTGAATCGAAATGAAGCCGATACGATCGGCAATGGTTTTCACGCGACGAGCATCACCGCTGACCTGCAAAACGTCACCTTTGTTGAGCACGACGTTGTCATCAATAGGCATTTCAATCTGGCTGCGGATCACGCGGTTCAGGAAACAACCGTGGTCGGTCAGTTTCAACTGGGCCAGGCGACGACCAACGGCATTGTGGTTTTTCACTACAATTTCTTCAGTGACGATGCGCATATCGAGCAGATCGCGATCGAACACCTCTTTACCGTTACGGAAGCTGGGATCGAGGCGGGCATGGGCGTCCGGATAACCCACCAGGGCTATCTCATCGCCCATTTGCAGCACCGCGTCACCATCCGGGTTGGCAAGAATGCCGTTGCGACGGATACGTTCAATGTAACAACCGGTCTGACGATAAATACCCAGTTCGCGCAGATTTTTACCATCGGCCCATGCCACCAGCTCCGGGCCAACGCGATAGGCGCGAATCACCGGGAGGTAAACTTTACGATTGGCGTCAGTATCAAGGCCCCGTTCACGCGCGATTTGTTGGGCGCTGGTTTGCAGGTCCTGATGCTGAAGTTTCGGCAAATAGCGCGCACCAACAATCAGACTGACCAGACCAATCAAATAGGTGAGGGCGTAACCCAAGCTCAGGTTATCGAGAGCGCTTGAAAGTTGTGTCCCTGACATTCCTGAATGGCGCAAGGTGTCACCTGCGCCGACCAGCACCGGCGTTGAGGTCATCGAGCCAGCCAGCATACCCGCCGTCAGGCCGATGTCCCAGCCAAATAGCTTACCCAGCCCCAGGGCGATCAGCATTGCGCTACCGACCATCACCAGGGCAAGCATTAGATAATTTTTCCCATCGCGAAAAAAAATCGAAAAAAAGTTGGGGCCGGCTTCGACGCCGACGCAAAAAATAAACAGCATAAAGCCGAGATTTAATGCATCGGTGTTAATACTAAAGTGCTGCTGACCTAATAATAGGGAGACCACTAAAACGCCAATGGAATTACCGAGTTGGACTGAACCCAGACGCAATTTGCCCAGACACAGGCCCAGAGCCAGGACCACAAATAATAACAGGATGTAATTCCCATTTAACAAATCTGCGACGTTTATATTCACGGAGACTAACTTCTTGTTTACTAGTAAGCTATTGAAAGAAATGGCAATTTACGCTAATGTTTTTGCCAGAAATTAAGGGGCGATAGCATCGTACACAGCCCCGAATAATGCAGCATAACAATATATGCGGCTAGTTTAATCTCATTACGTATCAACGGCTATAAGAATCGTGTGGGTGTGTTTTTGGCATGGAATGCCGAGTTACTTTATCTGACTGGACGCCTGCGGGCGAAAAGAGTGTTCGATAGAGAATGTGTCAGGAGGAACGATTGAAACATAAGCAAAGTTGGGCGAGTGCGGTCTGCTGCTTTGTGCTCTTTATTGTGGTGTGTCTTTCATTAACGCTGAACGTGAAAGGGGCATTCAGAGCAGCAGGGCATCCTGAGGTCGGATTGTTGTTTTTTATCTTACCTGGTGCTGCAGCAAGCTTTTTTTCCCATCGTCGGGAAGTACTCAAACCCCTTCTTGGTGCAATGTTGGCGGCGCCGTGCTGCCTGTTACTGATGCGTTTCGTTTTTATGCCGACGCGTTCATTGTGGCAAGAGCTGGCGTGGTTGTTTAGTGCGGTGTTTTGGTGCGCGCTTGGCGCATTATGTTTTTTATTTATCAGTAGCTTATTCAATCAGCATCAACGGCGGAAAAAGAACTGA